AATAAACAAGGATTCGGTGGAAAGTGTTTACCAAAAGATTTAGATTTCTTAATTTCTACATTAGATGTACAAGGTATAAATTCAACAGTCTTTAAAGAAATAAAAAAGTTAAACAAAGAGTGGACTGATGTATAATTTAGAGCAAATAAGAGACATACATTTAGAAGTTACCTCACGTTGTCAAGCACGTTGTCCAATGTGTCCAAGACGTATGCAAGGCGGTCCTATGATGCCGTTTGTAACACTAGACGATATAAACTTAGAAACATTTAAAGAATGGTTTCCGGTTAGTTTTATACAACAACTTGACAAAGTTAATATGTGTGGCAACTTAGGTGATCCTATTATTAACACTGAGACACTTGACATATACAAATACTTACGTGAAGTAAACCCTAACATCATTTTGCAAATGCACACAAACGGTAGTGCAAGGAATAGTGCATGGTGGCAAGAACTTGCTAGTGTTGGTGTAACTGTAGTATTTGGAATAGACGGTTTAGCAGATACACACGCTCGTTATAGAATAAACACAGACTTTCACACTATACTAGTAAATGCAAGAACATTTATAAAGGCAGGCGGCAATGCTAGATGGGATATGTTGGTGTTCCGTCATAATAAGCATCAAGTAGAAGAATGTAGACAACTTGCAAGTGAACTAGGTTTTAGTGATTTTAAATATAAGAATTCTAGTAGATTTAAAAATGGTCAATTTAATGTTTTAGATGATAATGGAAAAACAATTGATATTTTGTATCCAACAGAAACAAGCAAAAGTTTTATAAAAATAGTAGAAGAAGCAAAACAAGAAATAAACCCAACAATAACTTGTAAAGCACAAGAATCTAATTCTATATATGTTGGTGCTAACGGTAACATAGCACCTTGTTGTTGGCTAGACTTAGAATGGCTACCACCAGTTAGCGAAAGTAGAATTGATTACATGGATAAAATAGGAAATTTTCCTAATTTAAATAAACATACATTACAAGAAATATTTGACAGTAACTTTTTTAGTAGTGTTGAAAGCACATGGTCAAACGGTTGTTTAAAAGAATGCCAAAAACAATGTGGCAAATTTGATAAACTAGGAGCTCAGTTTGAAAGTTGATATTGAAGATGTACTATTTTGGATGGACGCAATTCGTAATAGCGAAAATCGATATCGTACCTTAGAAAGTTTTTGGAAAGGTCAAGTAAACAGTAAAGTATGGCTAGCTGAGAACCTATTAGAATTTGTACCTGTTAGACCGTTAAATATCGTCATATACGGCGGTTGGAACGGAGTGCTGGCAAGTATACTCTTTAACTCTAACATTGCTGTACAGCGCATTACAAGCGTTGATATAGACCCTGTGTGCGAAGATATAGCAAACACTGTAAACAGACGTTACTTAAATGAAAACAAATTTAGTGCTGTAACAGCAGATATGTGCGAATACACTAGTGATGCTGACGTAGTTATTAATACAAGTTGCGAGCATTTAACACAAGAGCAATATGACAAATGGTTAAGCAATATTCAACCAGGTACTAAAGTAGTATTACAAAGTAATAACTATGTTGACCTTGACGAACACATAAGATGTGCAAGTAGTATGGAAGATTTTGTAAAGCAATCAAAAGTATATGTTGCATATGTTGGAGAATTTAAAACACCTAAGTATACTAGATACATGATTATAGGACATAAATTCAATGAGTAAAACATTTTGCCCTTTGCCATGGATACATTTAGCAACTAGACCAAATGGTGATGTAAGAGTTTGTTGTACAGCAAACGCTAGTGGCGCAGGCAAAACTGACAACAAAGAAGTAGGACTTGTTAAACAAGATGGTGTTAACATGAATCTACGCGATCATACTATTGAAGAAGTTTGGAATAGTGAGCAAATGCGTAATACTAGATTGCAGATGCTTAATGGTGAAGTTCCTTCAAGTTGTAGAAAATGTTTTGAAGAAGAATCAAAAGGTATAAAAAGCAAAAGGAATTGGGAAACTGAAGTGTGGAATGAAAGAATTGATGTACAAGAAATTGTTGATCAAACACACGATGACGGCACGTTGCCTGTAAACATACCTTACTTTGATTTAAGATTAGGTAACCTATGTAATTTAAAATGCATTATGTGTAGTCCGCATGATAGTTCAAAGTGGGTTAAAGATTGGAAATTACAATATCCAAAATACGAACTTATAGATTTAAAACAAGATCAAGGCTGGGATCCTAGTTTTGATTATGTATGGTATAAGAAAAGTAGTTTCTTAGACTCTGTAAAAAATCAAGCACATCATATAAAAGAATTATACTTTGCTGGTGGTGAGCCGTTGCTTATACCAGAACATTATGCAATACTACAATTTATGATAGACGAAGGGTATGCAAAAGATTGTATACTTAGATACAATAGTAATGCTACAGACATATCGCAAAGGTTGTTAGATATGTGGGAATACTTCAAAGAAGTAAAATTTAATTTTAGTATTGACAGTGTTGGCGAAAAGAATGATTACATAAGGCATCCTAGTAAGTGGGATAGCATTGTAAGTAATATGCATTTACTTGATAACACATCAGACCATATTACTGTTAATCTTGCCTGTGCTGTACAACTTCTTAATGTACATAGTTTAGCAGAACTTGCACAATGGAAGTTAGATCAAAACTTTAAAAAAATAAACCGTGCGCCCTACGGCGGCGGCATTATAGGGTTGCATTTAGTGTACTTACCGTCATACTTAAATGTGCGAGTACTACCTCAAGACTTAAAAGACCAAGCCGCAGATACGATAAGTAAGTTTGCTAATAGTATTAACACACACGAATTCATAAACAGTGCTTATGGCAAAATGCGTTGGCTAGGATTAGTTGATTATATGAATTCAGAAGATTGGTCACATAAACTTCCAGCGGCTGTACAATACTTAGAAATATGCGACAAAACAAGAGAATTAAACTTTAGAAATACGTTTAAAGAATTGAGAAATATATGACACCTGAAGAAATTGAAAGAGGACTACGTTGGCAAAGTTTAGTCAATTTAGGTAACCAAGTAAAACTAAAATGGCATATCGACCATCACCAAGTTGAGCAACAACTAGAACAGTTTAAAGACAACTGGTGTCCTTATAATGCTAAAAAAGATACCCACAATAATCGTTGGGGGCTACCAGTAACAAGTCATACTGGCGATGTTATGGACAATTACCATTTGAATAGTTTTGGTCATATGCAGAAATATCATGATGTAGAAATGAAGGAAGAAAATTTTAACACACCAACAGACGTGTACAATAATATTCCAGAAATTAAAAGATTAGTAGATGTGTTTGCACCCGATATTGGCCGTGTACATATTGTAAAAGTAGATCAAGGAGGCTTCTTTCCTCCACATAGAGATTTTCACGGTATAAGTCCAGAATACTTTAGATTGCTAGTAGTGTTTGGTCGTTGTAGTCCTGAAAATTATGTACAAATGATTGACGGTAGACCATTATATCCAGAACCTGGGTTTGTTTATTTTACAAACTTCCAACTAGATCACAGTGTGTTTAGTTTTAGTGATAACTTGTATTCGTTAATTTTAACAGTAAAATTAAATGAACGTACACAACAACTAGTTCTAGATAACACAATGGCAGAATGAAACTCTCTTACAAAGATCCTGCAAAGGAAGATTGGTTTTTAGTTAGTTGGACGCTATCTAATAAATGCAATTACCGTTGTTCTTATTGTCCAAGCAGACTTCATGACGGAAGCACAGGGCATAAAAAGTGGGACACTGTTAAAAACTTTGTAGAAAACTTTGATGCTAATGGAAAACAGATTTGCTATAGGATCTCCGGCGGCGAACCTACTTATTGGAAACATTTTATTGACATGGCTAAACTTGTAAAACAGCAAGGTCAGTACTTTAGTTTTTTAACCAACGCAAGTCAAAAAGTAGAATACTTTGCTGAAATAACAGAACATACTGACGGAATGATTATAAGTTATCATCCTGAATTTGCTGACATTGATCATATAATAGAAGTTATAAAAGTAATGACTTGTCCTGTTGCTGTTAATCTTATGATGTTACCTGACAATTTTGATGAACTATTAGATATTGCAGAACGCTTGTTTAATTGTAGTGACAACGTAATGATATGGCCAAAAGTAATTTTAGACAAACAAGAAATTGATGGCTACCCAACTAATGAAGTAAGTGCATATTCAATGTCGCAACAAAACATTATAACTAATTGGCCTTATACACGTAAACTAGACGACACAAAATTACACAGAGGCGGCCTATTATTAGATGGCAAAGACATTAATGCAAACGATTTAATAGTTAATGAGCTCAATGCACACAAAGGTTGGAACTGTTGGGCAGGGTTAGATATGATTAGCATTGATATGTGGGGAGACATATATCGTGCTGAATGCCAGCAAGGTGGCAAAATAGGTAATTTAGAAAAATATACTTTGCCTAATAAAACAATTACATGCGGTAAAGAAAACTGTTATTGTTTAAGTGATATCTATCTACGTAAAGAGTTGATTGCTGTTCAGCAAATTTAATTCGCTATCAAATATTAACATAAAGTGTTGACCATCGACTTTTCTATATGCCATACAACATACTAAGTCATTCTTTACACACGGTCTGCCTAACATATAATCAATAAGATATAATGTTTTAATATTTGCATTTTCATCTACACTCATTATAGGACAGCTAGGTGTACCTGACGGAAAAAATATTGCTTTGTTGTTTAGTTCTATGCCGCAACGATATCTAAATTTGCCACCAAAGTTAAGACCAATATCAAATACTTTGCTCTCTTTTGTATTAGTATCAAATATAATTCCCCAGTTACTATCTTTAGTATATTCGTCACCGTACGGTAGTGCAATTATTTTATTATTTACTAGTACGCCGCCGTTGTACTTTTTAGCAAAGTCATAGGGTAATTTTAAATTATGATACGTTGCTAGATTAGTAGTTGTGTCAAATTCTACTAGTTCTGTAATACCAGATGTTTCACCAAAAGGCAAACTGTAAAGTATGTTATCTTTTACTATTATATCACTAAACTTTCTAGTAATATTATTGTTTACATCTAAGTCAAAACTTTCAAAGTTATTGCCGTCAAAACTTAGTAGTTTGTTGTAGCCAGGTTCGTCACC